GAGAGATTGTTCTTACTGGAACTTCCACAAAGGTGGCGAATGCTTTGCAACCTATTGTGAAGCCTGCCTTGAAATTACTTATCGTGACTGCGATGAAACTAATTGCAAGAAGTGTCACGAACATCATTGGGAATGCACAGATACTCCTGCGGTATTTAAGTGCATTAACAAAGTTAGGGGCAAGAAGTGCCCTTCAATTCGTGTCTATGACAGAGACACAGAAACCTACACCGTAAGTTATACCTACAAGAAAGCATAGGAGGCAACATGACAAGATACGTAGTTCGATACGCCGAAGAAAATCATGGAATCATAACGTTTGACGCTAACTCTAAAGAAGAAGCAGAGAACTGGGTAAGACGAGTTGAAATGGGAGAACAAGAACTGGAACAACTTCCTAACTATTCCACAAAGGTTAAGTCTGCTAGTTATTCTTTAACAGACCTAGAAGAAGTTATTCCACCACTTCCTGAAATCCCGATTTATGGGGTTATCGTATGAAACTAGGTTCAGCAAACGAACTTATGACAGTTAAAGTTTCAACTCACCAAACAGAACATAAGTGCCCTTGCTTAACTTGTAGACAAGACAGGGTAAGAGAGTGGGTAGGAAAACTACTTGACTGGGGAATACCTGCGGAAAGCATACTCATGGAGATTAATCAGTATGGTGGCAAGGTAGTTATCTATTCAGGTAATCAAGATTTAAAGGCTCATCACACCCACAAACAAAAGTGGTGCTATCAATTTAATGAGCGAAGCCTTGGCTTCGCAAAAACTTGGTGGTTAGCCCACCATCAACCAACCCTTAAAGAAGAAAGGATAACGCTATGACAACAACACTATCTATAATCAAAGCAACTATTCGTTGGAAAGCAAACCCAGTAACAAAGCAAATGACCTTAAACGAAGACAAGGTTATGTTTGCAATAAAGCAGGCAGAGTGGGAAGGTAGAGAAGATGAGCACCCACTTGACGATGAAATCTTCTTTTGGCTTGACCCTGAAGAAGCAAACAAACTCTGTGCGGGTTATGACATGGGGGATTGGAAAGTATTGCGAGTGAACTCTCGTAGAGAGATAACTGTGTATCCTCCTGAAATGACGCAGTATCTAGACCAACTGAAAGACAACGTTAAAAAGAAGCAACTCTTGATTAAAGAGTTGGAAACTATGGTTAAAGAAGGAGTGCCAAATGTATCTACAAACAACTGATTTACTTGCAATTATGATTGCGCTTGTATGTTCATGCGTAGTTATGGTTGTCTCTGTTAACGCTCATCGTAACTTGCTTAGAGTTAATAAAGAACTTATAAAAACTATTCGAATCCTTCAGAGCAAGGAATCAGTAAATGAATAGTGTTAAAGAAGATGTAAAGTTTGCTGGGCAACTCAGCCTGTGTGGTGCTTCTTTAAAGTTGGCTATCGAAGTTTATGCTGACATGGTTGACGCAGGGTATCAACCCACTAACTATGTAACCGCAGGAAGATTCTTAGACATGATGCTGGAGGCTTCAAAAGAACTTACAGAGATTATGAAGAATCATGCTGTGGTTATACAAGCACACACCGAGTTGGGTAAGATGTAGCCATGCTCACGAAAGGAGCAAAAAATGCAAGAGTGGCTAACTCAAAAAGACTTAGCAGAAAAAGCAGGGATAAGTCAGAACACGTTAAAGAATTATCTCTATCGAAACTTAAACACCCTTCCCAAACCCGACAACTACTTCGGGAGGACTCCTGTGTGGAAAACAGAAACCGCAGAGGCTTGGGTGCAAAGCAGAAGAAAGTTGTCTCCAAAGCCAACTAACTAACACTTCCTAAACGAGAGAGGAGCAAGTGTATGGCTTATGTAATTACCCGAAACAAACGGCACACAGGTTACTTCCGCAACAAAAATAATCGCGTAGTGTCCGCAGGCACGTTTGACTCAAAAGCCAAAGCCTTGTCCTCTGCAATTCTTGCGGAAGGTGGGCTGTCAGTTAACGAGTCAGAATCAAACCAAACCTTAGAAGCATACTTAGAGGAATGGTTAATTAGAACAGATGTTCGCTTGATAACTAAGAAAACCTACAAGACTTCGTTAAAGAAGTATGTCATTCCTTCTTTAGGGGATAGACAGGTCTTGTCTATAACCAAGCGAGATGTGCGTAGCCTTTTTGAAAAACTTATTCAAGAAGGAGTAAGCCTTTCCACCGTCCTCCATGTAAAGATTGCTTTGGGGTCTGCATTCCGTCCGCTTGTTCAAGATGAACGAATGGTTGCAAACCCTACGCATGGAGTGAGGGTGAAAGTGCCTCAGACTGACCCATTCATTACGTTAGAGCCTGACGACTTCAAACAAATAGTTGCCAAGTTACCTACTGACGGAGCACAGTTGTTCGCTCAGTTCTTAATTGCAACAGGTTGTCGTTTTGGAGAAGCAACAGAGTTACGGGTGAAAGACTTGAACTTTAAGTCTAAAGAAGTCTACATTCGTCGAACTGTATGTGACATAGGTAAAAAAGCAAATAATGGTTCACGTTTTTTAATAGTGCCCACAACAAAAAACAATCATAAAAGAACAGTAGTTATTAGCACAACACTCTTAAAGACGTTAAAAGCCTTTATAGCAGATAAAAAGTTATCTAATAATGACCTCTTGTTTGGCAATAACACCATCGAAGTTGGTAAACTAATTCATGCAGGTAGTTCTTCCATAAGAACTAACGAGACCTTTACTGTCAAAGGTAGGGTCTTCAACCATGCAACTCCTTACGCTTACAACGTGGGAAAGTGCAGGTGTGACCTGTGTAAACAAGCGATAAAGGATTATCGCAAACAATACAGAAAGGACAAATCAAAAGGCAGAGACAGCCTTAGCCAAAGTATCGGCTCAGGTCACCTCAGTCGAACCAAATGGAGAACCATTTGGAACGAAGCCATAGAAAAGTCAGGTATTGGTTGGTATCCAAAAACGCACGACTTAAGACATGCAAACGCCACTCAACTGTTAAAGAAGGGTGTTGATGTGCATGAGGTTAAGGAACGTTTGGGTCATCAGTCAATCACAACTACGGAGCGGTATTTACACCGTATCCGTCACCAGCAGTCGAAAGCAGGGGAACTTGCGGACGAGTATCTGTTGGGAGAAAGGTGAGAAACTATGCGACTAACACAACGTGGAAAAAAAGTAATTGCAATAGCAATTATGACAGTATCGGGAGCATTGTTTTGTAGTGGCTTTGTTGTAGCAAAAGCCCTAGGAACAATTCCCACAGAAGCAGTAGAGGCACAGCCAGTTCCTTTACTCCAATCCTCAGTCGAAAAAGAACTAAAAATAAAAGCCTCTTCAGAAAGGTTAGAGAAATACCGTAACAAGGTAAAACTCTCTCACGTAGAATGTAAAGGGCTTTTAAAAGAAGTTGGGTTCAAAGGCAAAGCCTTAGAACAAGCATGGGCTATCGTCATGCGTGAAAGCAACTGTCGTTCTCATGCCTACAATGGCAACGAAAAGACAGGAGATAACTCTTACGGAATCTTTCAGATAAACATGATTGAAGAAGTAGGAGACTCACGCAGGGAGAAGTTCGGCATGGTATCTAATGCGATGTTGTTAGACCCTGTGACAAATGCCCAAATTGCTTATTACATGAGCAAGGGCGGAACTGATTGGTCTGCATGGAAGGGTATGACCCCTCGTGCACAAGAATGGCTAAAGAAGTTTCCTAAGTAATACAAGCAGTAAGTAAAGAGCCTTCTGTGTTGATAGCAGAAGGCTTTTTGCTGTAACCTACAACTATGAGGAGGAAATAACTATGGGAAAACATCATGACAAAATTGCTGCAGCCCTAGAGGTTCGTAAAGCAAATCATAAATCAGGGCAAGGCGGTAAAGTTCCTGGAAGTATGAATAAAAAGAAGACTGGATACAGAAGTATCAAGTCTAACGAAGCAAAACGACTGTTAAGCAAATAATTAAACCCCCTACAGCAACTGCTGTGGGGGGTTTTTTTGTATCATTTTCTTATGGCAACCGAGAACAAACCAACTCCTGACGAAGCAAATTACGTTGTTCAGCGAGGAACTAAAACAGACATAGGTAATGGGCAAACTCGTCATACTGGAAGACACCCACAAAACCCTGACCACAAGATAACTATTGTCACAGCAACTGTAAACAACAAGCCTCACATCATCAAAGCCTCTCGTGAACTTATCCCTATGCAAGAAGTTAATGACGCTTCAAAAAAACGTGAAGCAGAAGCCAAAGCAAGTAAAGATAGAACTGCTGCAGCACAAAAAGCACAACTTGCTAAGAAGCGTGCCAGAACTCCAGCACCTAAAAACAAAAAGAAGTAATTAACCTTCTTTTAGATACTTAACTTCACAAGCATCTGTAGTGCAGTAAGCCTCACCAATAGCGTCAAAAGCAACTCCATCATAGATTCCTGTTAAATCTAATTGAAACAATTTCATAGTTGCTTCTTCATACTCTTCTTCAGTAATCTGCGTGTAAGGCATTTGTGGATACACCGCATTACCCATGGGCAAGAACGAAACAGTTTTCATTCTTCCCTCAAACATTCTTAAAGCCGTTCCAATCTCTTTACTTTCTTTTTCAGGGTCAAAAGTTACGGTAACTGATACAGAGTTATCACTCCAGTAGAATTGAGCCGTTGCTGCCAAGTCCATTTTTTCGTAAATTGAAACTTCTTTTTCAGCACGCTTAGCCTCTGTCTTGATAGGGAAGAAAACAACAGAGGTTGTTTCAGGAGATTCAGAAGCAGGCTCAACTCGATACTGAGCCATTTTGAAAAGAGGAAGCATTGGGTCAGAGTTAGCAAAGCGAATTGCTCTGTTAAAGAACTTACCACCTGAAGCCCAGTGAACTCCTGGAGATTCTCCAGCAAGGATTGAAACTGTTCCTGAAGGCTTTACCGTTGTCATCTTGATTGACTCACGAACACCAAGCCATTCTGAGTAGGTGCTGTCATAACTCTTCACAAGTTTGTAGCCTTCATCAAGCCACTCACGAAGAACAGGAAAGCCTTTATTGTCAGCAAAGTTCGCCATGCCTGAGACTGAAGTTCCAATGCGACGATTGCGTTGCATGATTGCATTAGTTTCTTCCCAGTGTGTAGGAAGAAGAGTTACGGTCTTTGCGTAGAGGTAAGCAAACTTTAGAGTTCTTAAGAAGTCTTCTTTATTTTTGTGGCGGTTGAGATACGTCTCCACCAAGGTGCAACACTCAAAGGATTCTAGGCTTTGCTCTGCACAAGGGTTGTAGCCAGCAATACGGTGGTCTTTGTTATTGATAGGGTCAGCCAATCTTCCGTATTTTCTTGAAACGTCTAACCAAACAATTCCTGGTTCGCCATTAAGAATAATGCCGTCAACGATTTTAGAGTAATCAGAGCCAACAGTTGCTTCCACAGAGTTATTCGACATCCAAGCCCAACCAGGATTCTTAGGGTCATAAGAGTTACGCTCAGGGTAAACCTCTGCGTTCTTTAGGTTTAGAAAATCTTCATCATCAATACGTCCAATAAGAAGTTCTGCGGAACGACGGACGTTGCCTGAAACAACACAGACTCCAATAAGGTTTCCAATGTCTGCTATGTCTTTACGAGTGACCTTTTCACCAGCCCGATTTTCAAACATCTTAAAGAAGTAATCATGGAGTCTTAGGAGTGGTTCATGTCCAGCAGCAGTGCCACCAAAGATTTTGATAGGTGCACCTGCAGGGCGAATCAGAGAGTAGTCAAAAATCCAACGTGGTTGGTCAGCCTTTAAGTAGGAGTTCAAAAGAAGAGTTACAGACTCGACCCAGCCTTCACGAGTATCAGGGATTACGTAGGTTTGAAAGTTAGCCTCTGCTTTAGAAGGCTCATAAATAGTAAAGTCTTTATCCGCTCCCTTATCGTCAAAGCCCACACCCACGCCCAGCATTGAAGCCTCCATGAGAAAGGAGAAAGGCTTAGCAGGGTTGTTCTTAGTCATTTCAAGGGTAGAGACGAAAGCACAGTTTTGCAGTGCTGCTGAGTTGCGGTGCTTATTTACTAAAGAAGTTCCCATTACCCAGAGTCCTCGACCAGGTGGAGTCCACTTCAATTCAAAAAGACGTTCAAAGGCTTCTTTTGCCGAAGACTGAGCCTTGGAGTCATTCCAAGGTAGACGCTGAGATTTAGCGTGGTCTTTCTGTAGGGAATACATTCCATTAATTACACGCTCACAAACGTCAACCCAAGTCTCCTTAGTTCCGTCCTCTTTGAGACGGCTATAAGTTCTTAAGAAGGTTATCTCCCCGACAGAATTACCAGCAGCATCGGTGTAGCCAAAAGGAGGCTTCTTTGAGCGGAAGCCTGAGACGAAATCCTCGTTAAGATTAAAAGACAAAAATGACATTGAAAGACCTTTCGGGTGGAGTGTATTTAGGAAGATTAGAGGTTGAAGTTTGCTGGATAAATCATGTTAATGCACCTGACAATAAGCCTCCATTTTCCCCCACCTTGTTCCACGTCTCTCCACCTACTGTTATCAGATAACTATTCTAGGCTTTGTTGAATGATTTTCGTGGTTTCTGCTTCGTTCAAACCCCCATTTGGAAGGTCTTTTAGTGCCTGTGCTCGGTCTCCAAAGATGGCTGAAAGCACCCCTCCTGAAGACTGTCGTTCTGCTGTAATTCTGATGAACTCGCGGTTTTCTTCCAACTCTTTCATGCCCTTTACTAACTTAAAAAGGCGGTCAATCTCCTGCGAAGTATTGGGGTCAGGGTAACCTCCGTTTAACTCTTCTGCAAACCGAGAGAAGGCAACTCGTGCTCCTTGCATCTCTATAACGGCATTTAATAGGGCTTTTAACTGTTCTTTAGTCTGAATAGCAACAGGTAGGTTAAAGGCACAGGAGTTTTGTGGTTTGAAGGCTGGGCAGTTAGAAGCAACAAAGCAGGTGTCACATTGGCGTAAAGAAGTGCCAGTAGTTTGGACTAGGGGGACATCTTTTAGAACCTCATGACCCTCGTCATCTACATCTACAATCGTCTTCATCTTGTAGCCAAAGACAGGTAGGCTTGTGACCTCTTCAGGGTCTCTTTCAATCAACTTTTTAGGCTCTTCTACCGCAGAATCTTTCCGCATCTCAAGGTCACTGTTATCAGAAGGGTCACCCCATGTTTCCGCGAAAGTGCTTAGTAGAGGGGTCTCACTGTTATCAGATAACAGAGGCTCTTTTCCCCCATCAATAATGTGTAGGTCGGGGCGTTTCTTGTCCATTGATTTCTCCAACTGTTGGTATGACCAGACTGCGACCTTAGAGGATTCCACCCCGTTGTTCTTTAAGAACGCATCATAGTCTAAATTAGCCTTGGCTATTACTGACGAGTAGCGTTTTCTCGCTTGCCCCATCATCTTCTTGGGATACCGAACTACCTTAGTTCCGTCCCAAATTATAGTCTCCCCATTTCGCATGGGAGACAACCACGATAGGGTTGTAGCAGTAGTGAAGGGTATCTGACGAAGATTATCAGGCTTGGCTGAGCCTAGGGCGTGGAACTTCGTCCCATACTGGCTAGACAGCCCTCTGGTGACCCCTGCAAGGCTCGTACAGGCTTCAATAGTAGCGTGTGGTATGGCGATATTTGAATAGCGTTTAGCCCATTGGCGTAGGACTGGAAGCCCGTAGGACTCATGCCAAACAACCCACAATTTGGGGTCATGCTCAAAGGAAGCCCTTTCT